AACCTAATGCATACTTAGCCGCTAAGCTTGAACCTATACTTAAATCATTTAAACGATACGTGATTGTTATTGGTGGTCGCGGTTCGTCCAAGTCTGTTGGTGTTGCTGATATAACGCTATTCGATGCAATGGATAACGGGGCTAAGACCTATTGCCTTCGCGAATATCAATCGAGTATTAAAAACTCGGTACATTCTCTATTAAAGGATGAGATAAGCCGGTTAGAGTTTGAAGGCTTTGATACTCAGCAAAACACCATAAAATATAAAGATGTTGAGGCTTTCGAGTTCGCCGGTCTAGCTAGAAACGTTGATTCAATCAAATCGGCACACGGCTTTAAAAGGTTTGTCATTGAAGAGGCCCAATTTATATCACAAGACTCTCTCGATACTTTGACGCCGACCGCGCGTAAGAAACCGCAAAAGGGATTGCCGACCAAGATCAAGCAAGAAGAAGATGTAAGTAATGTAAGCATGGTTTTTATAGCCAATCCTCACAGCTCAGCCGATCCATTTAGCCAGAGGTTTATAGTTCCCTTTCAAGATGAACTTGATGAACACGGATTTTATGAAGATGATTTGCATTTAATTGTCGTTATGAATTATGAGGATAACCCTTGGTTTGAGCAGTCAGGTCTAGAAGAGGAACGACAATACGACTACAAAAACAAGGAGCGCAACCTTTATGACCATATTTGGCTAGGTAAGCATAATGATTCTGTTGATAATTCAATAATCAAGGCTGAATGGTTTGATGCCTGTGTCGATGCTCATAAATTGCCGCACCTAGCAGAGGCGTTAAAACCTCACGGCGTTAAGATAGCGTCGCACGATCCGGCAGACGGCGGGAAAGATGCCAAGTCATTCACTATGCGCCACGGCTCAATAATTACCCATGTTAAAGAATATAAAGCTGGAGAGATTGACGAAGGCTGTGATTGGGCTACAGGTTTGGCTATTAACTTAGGCGCTAATATTTTTCGATGGGATGGCGACGGTATGGGCGCAGGCTTAAAGCGTCAAGTATCAGACGCCTTTGCCGGTACTCAAATCACCTATGAAATGTTTCGAGGTGGATTATCTGGTGGCGCTCAGCATCGAGCCGAGGATATTTATACCCCGGTTCAAGATGATAGTAACAAGACACCAACAACATATTCTGAAACCTTCTTAAACAACCGCTCACAGAGTTATATCAGTTTGGCTGATAGGTGTTACAATACATATAAATGTGTTATTAAGGGTGAGTATATAGACCCCGATGAGATGATAAGCTTTGATTCTTCCGGTATTGATAACATGGGCGCGTTTAAGTCTGAGATTTGCCGCATACCTAGAATACCGAACCCTAAAGGATTGATGCAGATTATGGGCAAACAGAATATGAAGAAGTTAGGGATAAAATCCCCTAATATGTCCGATGGTGTGATGATGACAATGCCGTTTCCAGTATTGGAAGCCCCACAAGCAAGAGACTTAAATTTTAGCTAATTATTATGACTGACTATACAAACCACGACACTGTTATACAAAACCTGCAAACTGATCAGCAGGCCGAAACCGATCAAAGAAGCCTGTCAAGGGTAGACCAAAAGTTTATACATGAACCTAACGGCATGTGGCAAGACGAAGACTCAACGGTAAAGAATTGGGGCGATAAACGACCTCGCGTCACATTAGATATGATTAGCCCTCAAATAGATCAGATAGCTGGCGAGATTGAGCAAAACGAATTCCAAGCCAAAGTAGATGCAATGGGCGGCGGTGCAAGTGATGACGTAGCCAAGATATTTGGCGACATTATCCGCAACATTCAAGTTGCTTCCGATGCTTCTCGATCATATCAAAGAGCTGGACGCAAAATGATAGAAATGGGCTTTGATGCTGTTAGAGTCCGCGCAGACTTTGAAAGCGCTAAAAGCTTCAAGCAGATATTAAAGATTGAGAAAGTTGATAACGCTATTAATCGTATATGGTTCGATTCTAATTCAGTCAAAGAGGACCGCTCAGACGCTCGGCATGGTTGGGATTTACGCGCACTAAACAAATCAGTTTACAACGAGCAATGGCCGAAAGGTTCAGGGCAAAGTGTAAACGATAGTAATAACGACTCAACTAGCACTACACTAAATCAGCGCGACGTCGTTGTGGTTGGTGAAATACTTTATAAGGAAAAAGTAAAGATTAAGCTTGTTGAATTCTCTGATGGAACAGTATTAGAGATAAATGATAAGTTTGACGCTAAAAAGTCCGAATTATTACAAAAGCAAGTTACTCAAGTTGGCCAGCCACACGACCGGACAAGATTTAAAGTTATGTCGCGATGGTTTGACGGCGCCGACTGGCTAGAAGAGGCTAAAGAAACACCTTTCGACCTAATCCCCTTGTGCCCTGCTTATGGCAACTTTGATATTGTTGACAATGCCGTCACCTTCTCGGGTGTTGTGCGCAAGTTTAAAGACGCTAATAGGGTGATTAATTTCTCAGAGTCTAAACAGCTAGAGGAAGTTGCAAACAGCCCCGTATCTAAGCTAATGATGACTAGGACGCAAGCATCCGGACATGAGAAGTCTTTGGAGACAATGAATAAGAACAATAACCCCGTTCAATTCTGGAACCCTGATGAAAAAGCGCCGCCACCATTTCAGACAAGCGGGGCACAAGCTAACCCTGCTTTAATTCAGCAAACCGCGTCAATGACCAATTATATTCAAATAGCAGGCAATCAACACAACGACCCGCAAAGACAATTTGTTTCAGGCGTAGCTATGAAGCAGGCGGAAAACAAAGGTAATACATCAAACATTAAGTATCACAATTCCCTAGCCGTTATGATTACCTACGTGTGCAAAGTTCTTAAAGGCGCAGCACCTAGGATATACGATACTAAGGATAGAGAAGTGAGAGCCATTAAAGAAGATGGCACGGTTTCCAAGATAAAACTAAATACCATCGTTAGAAACGAAGACGGCACCGGCCAAGAAATGACTAACGATTTATCCGTTGGTGAGTTCGACGTGACTTGTTCGGTAGGCCCAGCGTTCAAGAATCGTAAGCAAGAAGCTCAAGACGCTATCCTTAACATTGCCGCCGTTGACCCTGCTATATTGCAGCGTAATGCCGATATTTATGTAAGCACTATTGAAGCACCGGCTATGGATCTGGTAGCAGAACGAGAGCGTGCATTCTTATTTGATCAAGGCGCGATACCTGATACGCAATGGACCGATGAAGAGAAGCAAGAAGTTGCAGACGCCAAAGCATTGGCAGAGGCTCAAGCAACCAAACAAAACCAACAAGGCGACCCAATATCGCAAGCCGTTGTTGCAGACGCTCAGAGTCAAATAGTTAAGCGCGAACAAGACGCACAAAACGATACAGCAGAACTTCAACTTAAAATCGAGAAGCAACAGCAGGAATTCTTTATAAGGCAAGAAGAGTTAGAGCTTAAGCGAGACGAGCAAGACAGAAAGAATCGTGAATCTGTTACTAAGACGCTTAATGATTTAACTGAAGCATGGTCTAAAGGAATTCAAGGGCCACCTACTATACCAACGGTAGACAACCAAGCAAGACTTGTATTAGAATCACAGAATCTAGTTAGTGATGACTTACCAACTAACACAGATGATATAGCCGAACCTAGCGGTCTCTAGGATAACGAACCGAACGTCATTCGGATAAACCAGAGTAAAAATGTAATGGATGAAGCAACAAATTTAGATAATTCAAATAGTGAGCAATCACTAGCCCCGAAAGTAAACGAAAGCGGGGAGGTAATTACTAAAGATAACGCCACTCCAGAGCAGAAAAAAGAATACGCACTCGAAAAGAAGAAAGCTAAAAACTTAGCCCGTAATGCCGAGAATCAAGCGCGACTAGCCGAACAGGATAAAACCTTGAAAGCTAATGCGAGCAAGATGGCAGAACTTGAAGCGAAGTTAGAAGCGGCGAACGCTCCAAAGGCCCCTAACATTGATTTAGAGTTAGATGACCCTGAAGAGTATTCAAGACAGTCGGAAGCATACCGAGCACATGAAAAAATGCTTGAGCGCAGAGAGATTGTTAAAGAAATTCGAGCTGAAGATAAAAAACAAAATGAAGATAATGCATTAGCAGACAGACAACGAGTAGCACGCGAAGAGTTAATTAGTAAGGTTGATAATTTTCTAATCAAAGGTGAGTCAGTAGGTTTATCAGAAGACGCTTTAGAGGGCGCGGTTAAAGTCCTTAATGAAGCCAGCGTTAATTCTGATATACAAAACTTCTTACTCGATGATGAGAACGGACCACAGATTGTAGAGCACTTGGCGACTAACGCCGATGATCTTGAGGTTATGAATAAATTATCTCCAATGGCTCAAGTGAAGTTCATTGAAAATACTGTTAGAGCAAAAGCTTTATTAAACAAACCCACAACATCGGGCGCACCATCACCACTATTAGATATAGGTGGCGGCGGAGCACAAGAAAAGGATGATTTTGACACCCTTTACCCCAATGCTGAATTTAAATAAAAATGGTGAAACCCAATGACAAACACACTAAACAAAAACTTTAGTACAATTGTACTTAAAAAATTCCTCCCCGCCTTTTCATCTAACTTAGTTATTTCTAAATCGATCGATCGTCAATTATTAAAAGGTGAGATTAACCCTAGCACCGGTTCTAGTATTCAGTTTAAACGCCCTCATCAGTACGTTACTGAACGCACAACTGATGGCGATGTTACCGGCACTACTAAAAACCAATTAACATCTGCTACTGCAACGGGCGCTATCGGTAATTATATTACTGTTCGCGTTGAATATTCTCAGTTAGAGCAAGCAGTTGAATTGAACCAGTTAGACGAAATCCTTGCCCCTATAGGCCAGAAGATGGCTAACGAGGTTGATAGCGAATGCGCCCAACGTATGAATGATAACGCGGCTTTGATTTCTGGTTTACCTGATCAAGCTATTGGTCAATGGTCAGATGTTGCAAGTGGTTCAGTTTTCTTGAAGGATCTTGGCGTTACCGGTAAGAACTTCGCGGCTCTTGATCCATGGTCTACTAAAGATCTTGCAGACGCTCAAGGCGGCTTATCTAATGGTTCTGATAGCCTAGTAGATAAAGCTTGGGAAGAGGCTCAAATAAGCTCTAACTTCGGCGGCTTAAAAGGTCTTATGAGTAATGGCTTACATAGTTTTACTTCTGGTACTGAGGCCGGTGTTGGCGGCGTTACTTTGGGCGCTACTCCTATCGTTACTTACTCGGCGCTTAAGGATACTTATCAAGTCACTGTAGCCTTAACTGGTCTTACTGCTACCACTGGCACCGTTAACGTCGGTGATATGCTGCAATTTGATGCAACTACCTTGCTTAATCAGCAAAACAAGTCATCTTTATTTAATGGCGGCGTTTCTATTCCTTTCACTGGAACGGTAATAACCGGCGGTACTGCTGATGGGTCTGGCGATTTAACGGTTGTTATTTCCGGTGCACCAATCTTTGACGCCAGCAACCCGCAGTACAACACTGTTAGTCGCGCCATTACTTCAGGTGATGCCGTTACTATCTTGGGAACAGCTTCAACTATCTATAAGCCTTCATTGTTTTATAATGAAATGGCTTTCGGTTTGGGTTCTGTTGAATTGCCTAAGCTGCATAGTATTGATAGTTCGGTTGTTAATGCTGAAGGGTTCTCCATTCGAGTGCATAAGTACTCAGACGGTGACGCTAACAAGCAGATGGTTCGTTTTGACTTGTTACCTTCATTCTGTGTATTTAACCCGTTTATGATGGGTAAATTATACGGTCGCGTTTAATCTGCCTTGGAGCTAGGAGGCTCCGGCCTCCTTTTTCTTTCATTAATTTTTAAGGTGATAAAATGTCGATTGTACAATTGCAAAACTTGCGTATATTTAAAGATGACACTTACAGGTGTGCTGAAGGGAAAGGCAACTATGAAACTCTGGCCGTGTCTGGTGATTTTGGCGGTGGAACGGTTAAACCCGGATATATAAATGTTTCTGGGGCATTTGTGTCATTTAAAGATGGCAATGAGGAAGTCATAACCTTTACCGATGAATTCCAAGTAGTTCAGGGCGGTGGGATTGGAATGCAATACGCTGTCGATGTTTCTGGCAGCACAAACCCAAGTATAATTGTTGAGCAATTCCCTCATGGCAGGTAACTATTATCTCAAATATTACTAAAAAAATATTTACAGGTTCCGGGGCGGCTCCGTCTGTTTTTTGTGACATACCGGTATATGCTTTTTCTGGGCCATACCCTAAAACGCTTTCTATTTCTCAGTCTGGAAGTGAGGTTACTGTAACGGCATTAACAGCTAGCTCATCGGGTGGATATTCCCCAACAATTGCATCAAAATCGACCGCCGGAAATCTATCAACAGAAACAACTTTTAAATCCAATTCTGGTGGTTCGGGCGGAATTTTAGGGTGCGGCATTATTCAACTTATTAACACGGGAGAACTTAGCGCCGCAATATCCGTGTCATTAACCGGAGGCGGTAATGGCGTTTTATTAGATCTTTTGGGTGGTCCTATTGGTTCGCCTTTTGCTGTTATCTATCCGTTCACCTTCAGCGTCAATATAAACCAAGCAGCGGGTACGGCGAATTTTGAGTTTTCCGACGGCGTTAACGATACCAGCGGAGCGCTAACAGTTAACCCAAACTATGATAATACCGTGTTTTCTCATTGTTTCGGTGCGGTATCCGGCGTTGGGCTGGGTGATGTTATTGTGGCCGACCAAAACAACGGTACAAGCGCCTTCACCCTAGCAAATTCAGTAGGCAGGCCCTGCGACTACACTACTAAAACGTTTTGTGTTTTCGATGAATTATTTAATTTTGACAATAGCGGCGCTCAAACCGTCGTAATGGATTCAGGTTTTATAATAACCACCTCCCTTGGAAATGTTGCGGACAGTATTCAAGTGCAGTCCACACCGTTTTCTGGAACTACAGGAACGACCAAAGCCGAGGCTCAATATATTGCCAAATCAGGTGCCAGCACCGATCAGAGCGGAGGCGTTGGCTATGTGGATGACAGTGACGGCTCAACGGCTAGCGTTATTTGTGGCGTTATATTCTTACCAGAAATAGGCGGCGGGGTTTTGCTAGATGCTCAAACTCAAATACCCGTAGAAACTGGCGTTACAATGACCCAAGAAGATTATTTTTGTTGGGTCAATTTTGACGTATCAGGGTCCGCGACCTACGAGGACTCGGAGGGCAACACCGGGTCGCTTTCGGTGCTAGGGTCTTATACCGCTGGTGATGATATATATAGGGCTACTATTTGTAATGCGGGATCGACCGTTACCGACGATATGACAATAGGCTATAATTTTGGCACTAGAGAATTCTCGAATAATACGGGTTTAGGCTACTGCGAGATATAAAAATAAATAAAATTAAACCCGTAAGGATTTATAATGTCCAATGTGATACAGGCAGTAAGTGATAGTGGTAGTGATGGCGGATCATCATCATTTGGCGGGTTATCTAACGATGGATTAGTACCTGAAACTTTAGTTATCCCCGGCTCAAATGTATTTGTACCCATGGATATGAGCACCAGTTTAGATCCGAATTCAACGTCTGAATGGGCGCAAGTATCTGATGGCATGATTCAGTATAACGGTGACTTAACATTTATGGGTCTGTTTGACTTTAATTCAGCTTGTGAGCTTGTTAGTTCTGGCGTAAACGGCCTAAGAATTAATATTATGCGCGATTCTGGCGCGGGTGCTGCAATTATTAAAAGCCTTGGCCCTGCTGAAATATCAGCAGCAAGCGCTTATGCTGCGATGCATTTTATTGTTGATGTTGTTCCCGGTGTTAAATTTCATGCTGAAGCTGCGAATGAAACCACGGGCATAGATATTAGGCAGCGGACAATTTATATGAGGGTTTCAAAAACATGATTATTAAATTTGGTTCACCCGGTAAGGAAATGTATTTTAGAACTTTAAACGGTCTTATTGATAGCGACAGTGAAAAAATCACAGAGCAGGAAGCTAGCGCAGATATTGAGGGCATAACTTTATTTTGTTACTCTGAGGCTTATATTAAGAAGATGGCCGATATAGAAAGAGCTTGGAGAAATGAACAGCTTAAAATATGTGATATTGAGGTCAACAAGGGCGAAGACGCAGCAGGAACTTTTAATGCCTCAACATGGCGAGCATACAGACAAAAATTAAGAGATTGGCCAGAAAACGAAAATTTTCCTGATATTGCATTTAGGCCGCTAACGCCGTCTTAAATATAAAATTAAAACTTTAGGAATTTATAATGTCAAATGTAATACAGACAGATAGCGGGGGCGGTGGTTCCGATGCGGGGTTTTTAGGCGTTTTTGCCGACATAACCGCGCTAACCACAGCACACCCCACAGCGGTGACTGGCTCCACGGCCACAGTCACAAGCCCCGATGGTAATCTATTCTTCTACGATGGCGCAGCTTGGGCAGACACCGGCACCGGTTTTTTGGGGGACATGCTTAAAGCTGTCTATGACCCCACATCAGTGAACGCCGACGCTTTCAGCATGGGCAGCATGGTAGAAACTGCCACCGCGAAAATACTTACCAATTTAGAGCGCTCGGCCATAACGGCCAACACTAGCAAGGTTTCGAATGTTAGCACTAACTTATCGGTCGGGACGGCTACAGACACAACCTTGGTGGTTGAGTCCTCAGACGGATCTAATGCAACACTACCGCAGGCAGTGGCCGCCACTTCAGCGGGCCTACTATCAGGTACAGACAAAGAAAAAATTGACGGGGGTTGGAGCAAAACCGTTTTTAGTTCTTATAAAGTTGGCACCACGGCGGACCCAAGCACGACTGCGGAAACCCCCGCGACTGCGCCAGTTTTGGCAGAAATGACCCACACATTCACCCCCGCGAAAGCAACTAATTTAATAAAAGTGAAATGTGGTTGCTCTTTTGATAAAACCGGCGGCGGTGATGACGGCGTGCGGATGGCGGTTTTTGTTGATGGCGTGGTCCAGACCGAAACAACGCGGCGCGATTTTGTCGGGAGCAATAACGACTACGATACTTCCTTACATACTTTTTGGTGCGGGAGTCTATCAGTAGCGGCACACACGATTGACGTTCGATTTTGGGGGACCGACGACACCATGATAGCGGTTGACGTTGAGCGTAATTTCTTCATAGAAGAAATAGACACCATTTAACCAAAAGGTAACCATATGCCAAGCGATTTTAAATTAAAGATATACAATAAGGACACCGACATACAATCTGGAGAGGTCGACCTGAAAAAGTTAGATGCTGAGATAAGAAACGCGGCCTGCGTTAACAGTTTCAGAGCATTAGGTCAAGAGGCGTCGCAAATAATTGTATACGGCGAGAGCATAGGCGACGTATCGGCGCTAGATGATATAGTATTTAACCACAGCAGCGAAGAAGACCTAGACGACCTACAAAAGCAGCTAGACGATGAGGTTGACGACTGCGCAAACGGCAAACGCTCGCAGTTTTTAACGCCCCACATGGACCTAACTTATATTAATAAAAAACTAGAGGCGCAAAAATTCAAAGATGCGGGCAATCCTGAAAACGAAATCGACGAAAACGAACCGTTTTCAGGGCTATACCCATATGTGTCCGCCTACAGATATTCGGAAGAGCTAGCAACGGGGGAAGAGTCCGCCGCTAAAATTTTAGGCATGTCGGCAGTTTTAACTCCGATAGACGCAAAAATAGAAAAACATCGAAACACAGCTAAAAACCAAATAAAAAAACATAAGCTCGCGGCCAACCGGTCCCTAATGAGGGCGGCGAGAACCGAGGCGCGAAACGCAATCAATGGAATTTCGGAAATTTTATAGGTGCAAAGTGTCTTCTTTTACTGAAGCAACAATCAATGGTAATTTCTAATGTATAAAAGGCGGAGTTTTTGCGGCCCAGCAGGTTATGGCCCAATATCAAAATTTCTGTCGTTAGTAGTCAATAAATGCTTAGATTTTCTCAGCCTTAATTTTGAAAAATCTTGTAAAAACCATGATATAGATTGGGATGATGGGCCAAAAACTATAGACGATATAAGATTTGCGCTTAGCGTTTACAGCGAAGCTAAAGAGCAGAAAGGCGCGGGTATAGCATGGCTCGCTGCTTTGATTGGGTTTATTGTGGTAAGATTAACAGCAATAGTTTATAAATTGACAGACAAAAAAGGTGCTTAAAAGATCATGGATAAAACAATAGGTTTTATCGTTACAAGGGCTTTTTCTATAGCTAAGATTAAGAAGGCTAATATTGCTGTTGAAGATGATGAAATGGACGACGGCATTGATACCTATAACGACCTTATAACTCAATTTTCTATAGACGGAATAAAATTAGGCGCGACTATCGTTAGTGTTAAAACTGATGAGACGGGATTACCTGACTGGTCACTAGAAATGATGAAGACTCAGCTTGCATTAAGATTGGCTGATGAATTCGATAGGCCGGTAAGCGTTGTTCTTGGTGAGCGTGCAGACCGAGCCATGAGAGCCGTATTAGAGATGGTAGGCGATGATATAGTTTCCACCCCTGCAACTTATACCCCTCGCGGTTCTGGCAACACTAGATACAGCGACGGGCCTACATTTTATCCTGACACTGAATGCGGTACTATTCTAACAGGCGGTAACGAGGTCCTTCTAACTGATGAAGGCCAAACATTAAAAGATAATACCGGTTGCAACGGTGTTAATGGAGACAGTGGGTTCTAATGAGTTCAAAAGAAAATAACCTAACAAAAGTTACA